ATATAAGCGTTTAAGAGAAATCCCTGAAAGAATGCAGAAGAAGATTATTGATATTCGTAATGCTAATGGTGTTTTGGAGGAGATTTAATATATGAACATGTATGAAGAGCTTAAAGCTTGGGCAGATAAGTGGGGAGTTAAGTATACTGAGTATCTTGCTAATGAGAAATGGGTATTTAATATGCTCTATTTTGATAGTATAGATTATCAAGAACCTGCTTTTGAATATGACCCTAAAACTGGCGAATACAGATGGCGTGGAGGAGATTGATTAGTGAAAGCTAACGTTTGGAGAATTACTGGATACCGAGGTAGAAATGACTACGATGGCCCGGCAGATGATAATACTAAGTTAGATATTATATTTGATAGCCGGCTCAAGAAAGAAGATGTTGAGGATATATTGTTTTACTACTGGGGTAAGAAATATCGCAGTGTTGCTATTAAAGCAGAGTTGCTTGAGGAGATAGAGTATGGAAAAGTACTATAGAGTAAATGACGTTAATGAGATACTTAATAAGCTCGCCAAAGAGCCTGCTTATCAGCATGACGGAGAAGATTTTTATGCTGGAGTTTATACTGTCGAGGACGTGCTTGCAGACCTAGAGGAAATAGAAGCAGATATAGATGAGCTTAAGAAAGAAGTCGCTGACCTGAATAACCGTCGTCACTTGATCTGGGCTATCGGAGTAGACTATGACGGATGTAATACAGTAGAGAGTTTAAAGGAACTTATTGATGAACTTGTTTCTTATACTCAGCTGCCGCGGGAGCAGGTTCCTGATATTACTTCCAGAACTGGTAAGTGGATCAGAGTGGATAATCATCGTTGGAAGTGCACAGCATGTGGCAAGGAAACAGATCTTCCGCATTATGACGGAGCTTACTATTGTTTTAATTGTGGTGCAAAGATGAAGGAGGAGAATAGCTAATGAAAGTATATGTAGTTATGGAAGAGGTTACGATCGCCGGGCAAGAGTGTGAAAGAGTGATGGGAGTTTTTTCTTCTAATGAAAAGGCTAGCAGGGCTGCTAAAGAATACGAGCAGTGCGTTAATGATTCTTGTTGGGCTTATAAATATTACTGGATTGAGCGTGAGGTAGATAAAGTATGGGAGGAATAACTGTTATTAATACTGAGCCTTATAAGTTTCAGCCAGTTCCGGAAGTAGGAAAGGAATATCATATCTTTGACGACGGTAAGTTGAGTATGAGCAGACATTATACTGCAACAATACAGAAGCTTATTTACCCAGAGGAAGCTTACGAGATTACTGATTTGTATAAAGCTTGGGAAGAGCAAGTAAGAGAGTGTTATTGGTTATTTGCTCAGGACACTGATTATTTTATTATGGCAAAATCTAATTTTGATTCAGAACCTTTGTACTTTGTAAGAACAGTAGACGGTGGTTGGTTCTCGATAGATTATCCTAATGTTTGGATGGGAGCCCGACTTGATATAGACGGAAGCTTATATAATAAGATGATGAAAGATTATGCTTAAGGAGAATAACCAATGAGAAAGTATGATTACGACCAGTTGATTAAAGAAGGTTATAAAATTGAAAATGCCGTTATTAAAGATGTAGATTTGAGTATGGCAGACCACGGATGCCTTACTCTTGCTATGACTCTCGACGGTGGCGGATGGAGCGTTGTTTATGGTGGCTATTGTCTCGGCAAAGGTTATCTTGGAGCCGATGATGATTTCTTTAGTGGTAGTGCTGCGGGTATGGAATACTTGACAAGAATCATGGATATCGTTGGTGTAGAAAGATTTCAGAACCTAAAGGGCAAGTATGTTCGTGTTGCTACCAAAGGCTGGGGAGGCTCTGTTAAGATTATTGGTAACATTATTAAAGACCAGTGGTTTGACGCAGAAACCTTTTTCTCTGATAAAAAGGAGCATTGATGTTGAAGAATAAAATACCTTTTGAAGAGCTTCCTGTAGAAGAACAGTTCAAAAAAGTATTCGGGAACTACGAAAGAACTATTCAGGAAAGAGTTCTTTACGATGTACTGACTGAATTCTATTTTGCTGACTGGACCAGGAAGTGTGACTATGAGAAAATGACTTCAGAAGAAGTTGTTGAGGCAGCTATGACTGTTTGTAAGAAACTAGAAGAGAAATATAATTATTCTTTAGATGATGACTTCTTTAGCAGAGGCGTATCTAATGATATAGATTGGTGAGGACAAAATAATGGATGATATTATTATGCCAGATGGCGATTATACTATTAGAATTCCTAAGAGAGTGGCAACAATAAAACTCTGTGGTGGCGCTATGACATTTTATATAGATGACACTATGCAGTGGCAGAGGCCAACAGACGAGCAAATATATAACCTTAAAAATTTGTTTTGCATTGAGGTTATTCCGGAGGACGATAATGAAATTTAAAGATATTGAGACAACACCGGAAGAAGTTGCGCAATTTCTTAAAGATGTTGGTTTTGAAGGTTTTGATCCCAACGAGATTGAGGTTAGTGATTGTCCAACTCTAGAAGATCAAATGAAAGCCATTGAGGAGAGATTTGTAATGCTAGACGATCTTTATGAAATTGCTATTGAGCTTGATTCACGTGAAACATCTAATAATTGCGTAGTAGACCGTCTTCAGTCTTTTGGTTGGGACGAGCTCTGCGATAAAGGCATAGAGATACTAGAAAAACTTAAGAAGATATAAAGGAAGGTAATTTATGAATAAACCTATTGTTGTTAATTTGACCGGAGCACCGGGAGCTGGTAAGAGCACTGGTGCAGCAAAAATTTTTAGTGAGCTTAAGCTACTTGGTATTAACTGTGAGCTTGTCGGCGAGTTTGCAAAGGATAAGACTTGGGAGCATAATATTACTGCCCTAAATTGTCAGGAGTATATCTTTGGTAAGCAGTCCTACAGACTTGCTAGATGTAGAAATGAAGTAGATGTTATTGTTACAGACAGTCCGCTTCCGCTTACTATTATTTATACTAAAGATGAAAAGATTAAAGAACCACTTACTGCGTTGGCTATGGCTGTATATAATTCTTATGATAATATTAACTTCTTTATAAATAGAGTTAAGCCTTATAATCCTAAGGGTCGTAATCAGACGGCCGAAGAAAGTGATGCTCTGAGCACAGAAATTAAGGAACTGTATCAGAGATTAAATATTCCGTATACTGAAATCACTGGCGATGAGGAAGGCTATCAGAAAGCTATTGCTAAAGTAGTGACTAAACTTAATACTATAAATAATTAAAAATAAATTAACAGCTATTTCTTTTACAGAAGTAGCTGTTTTTCTATATCTGATATTGTATTATATAATAAGAAAACTTATTTTGAGGTGCTAAGATATGTCAAAGCTTAAGATTAAAACTCATACTACTTATACTTATGAAACTACTGACGGCAGAGAATTCGAAGACCAGTCTGAGGCTCAGGAGTGGCAGGACCATTTAGAAAATATTACTGGCACCGTAATGCTTGATCATAATTTTTGTAATACTACCAGAGTAGACGAAGCTATGTATGTACATGTTAAAACTGAGGCTCAGCTCAAAGCTTTTGAAGCTATCAATTCTTATGAAGGCATGTGTGCGAAGATTGATGCTCTCGGCTACTGGTACTATGATGAGCGCACAGATAATTATGTAAGCGTAAATAAGGAAATGTATAGGCTTCAGAGCATTATTGAAACTCTTGATGTTCTTGGAAAGTGAGGATACGATGTTTAATACTGAACTTGGCTTGTTTTGCTATATGCACGATAACTGGGAAGAGCTTTTGACTCAAGAGCCTTATTATCTTAAGATAAAGGAAGACGGCCCTTATGTAATTTTTAACTATGACCAGCTCAGATCAGATTTTTCTAATCATATTGTTCAGGAAGCTAGAGGCATTATCTTTAAAAGAGATGATTGGACTCATCCTGTTTGTTGGCCGTTTATGAAGTTTTTTAATGCAGGAGAGCCAAACGCAGCAGAGATTGATTGGTCTACCGCTTTCGTATCTGAGAAGGTCGACGGCTCTCTAATTAAGGTATGGTGGGATGGTTCTTGGAAGATCTCTACTAATGGAACTATTGATGCTTATAAGGCAGAGATTGGTGACGCTAGAATGCCTGACTTCGGAACTTACTTTACTGAAACTATTCATACATACTATACTACCTGCAGTAGTTTTCTTTGTGAGCTTGACTCGGACCTTACCTATATGTTTGAGTTGGTAGGCCCTTATAACAGAGTAGTTATTCCTTACGAAGAGCCTGATATCTATTTCCTTGGAGCTCGTAATAAGTATACCGGAGAAGAGCTTAACTGTTCTCCTTTGGCTGCTGGTGCTCTTGGTATGGGAAGATTTAAGTTGCCTAAGCAGTACCCTTTTAATACTTTGGAGCATTGTATTAAGGTTACTGAGAATTTCCCTTGGGACGCAGAAGGCGTTGTAGCCTGTGATGCTAATTTTAACCGTGTTAAGATAAAGTCGCCTGCTTATGTTATGGCGCACTTCGCCCGGAATAATAATGTGATCAATAGAAAGCATCTTATCAACGTAATCCTTACTAATGAGGTAGAAGAGTTTCTTTGTTATGCCGCCGACTACAAGGAAGAGCTCGAGAAGGTACAGAATCTTATGAAGGCTTACTATAAGGTAGGCGATCAGATTGCTAAGTCCTGTCAGCGACTCTATGATATTCCTAAAAAGACTTATGCTTACTGGGTACAGACTCTTCCTAAGATTTATCAGGACCTTGCTTTCAGAAATTATAATAACATTATGTCTACTAAGGATTATACCGCCGGCTGGAATGAGAATAAGTGGGACCAGTATCTTGATGAGTTTGAAAAGCTTAAGGAGGTTTTGTTTGATGGCAAAAATTGAATATTATAAAGAAAGTAAGGAAACGGTAGACCTGCCTAATTGTTTCTGCGGTGAAGAGCCTGAGCTTATAGAGGATTATGATGACGTTGGCGACTACAGATACCATCACGTTAGAATACAGTGTCCTTATTGCGGAGCCCATACAGACAGTCGAGGCTGGAATACTTTTAATCCTTATCATGTAGCTGTTGAGAAAGCTATTGAAGATTGGATTAAGATGATTAGGAGAGAAAAGTAATGACTGGTGTAGAAATTTTAAATGAAATTCAAGTAGTAACAGAATCCAGTTTTGGTTGGACTGCTTTCTGGATTACATTTAGCATAATCTTTGGTATTTTTATAATTATTGGTATAATTCTATCAATAACTGAAGGCCCCGATTTAATAGGCTGGATAGCTCTAGTAGGTTTCGGAATATTTATAAGTCTACTTTTTGGATTTCTATTTGGAGTATATTGTGAAACGCCTGCTAAATATGAAACACATTATCAAGTTATTATAGATGACTCAGTATCAATGAATGATTTTCTAAATAAATATGAAATTATTAATACTGAAGGAAAAATTCTTACTGTAAGGGAGCGAGATTAAATGAGAGGATCTATTGGAGTACACGCTGCACATTGTTGTAAGTGGCATGGTTGTAAGTACGGCGACCCGGATTGTCCTGTAGCTAACGGAGAAGTTGAACAGGAATATCTTTGTGAGGATTGCAGTACTGTTTTAGAGGAAGAAGAGTACTATAAGAGAATGGCTCGTGAGATAGACGATATTAAAGAATGGTGGGAGGTGAAAAAGAAAAATGGCAAATAAGAGATTTACTATTGATTGTGAGATGCCTGAAAGATGGGTAAATGATTTCTGTTCTTTCTTGAGACAACTTGAACGTAATGGTAATATAGGTCATTCTTCGCTTATTGGTTTTTATGCTGATGGCGATGGAGACTTTAGACCTAAGTTCAGTATTAATGTAGATTATACAGAGACCGAGGGTAGAGAGACTTCTTGGTTTCCTGAAGTAATGTTTGATGCGGGGTAAACTTATGAGTAAAAATTATATGTATGTTTCACCAAATCCAGTAGAAAATTTGTTTCATAACATCCTTTATCACGCCGAAAATTTTGAGATGAGAACAGGTTATAAGCCGACTATCTTTATCACACCGGATTTGTTTAATTCTTTGGCAGTTAATTATAAATATGATCTAAGATTTACTGTCGCAAAAGATGAGCCCGATACTTTTTGCGGTTATCCTATTGAACAAATAAGAAGTAATAAGAGCAGTGTTTCTATTGGGTATAAAATTTTAGATGAAGAGCCAGCTGAAAGGGAAAGATAAGTGGATAAGTATATAAAAGCTAATGAACTAGTCGATAGAGTTATCGAGAGCATGAATTATAATCCGCATAATAATCCTCTGCAGAGTCAGAATCACATAGCTGAACACAGACATTTCATACATATGATTGATTCTATAAAGGCAGAAGATGTTATTCTTGCGAGGTACGGAACTTGGAGTCCTGAACCAGATGAAGAAATGCCAGACCCTATGTTTAAGCACGTAGTCTGTTCAGCGTGTAAAGGAAAAGCAAATACTACATATAAGTTTTGTCCTTGTTGTGGGGCAAAGATGAATTAAAAAATAAATGTGAATGATTTATTAACAAATTATTCACATTTTTTATTTATACGGTCGATCCTAATATTGTATTATATAATAATGAAATTTATTTTGGAGGACTTTATGAGCGAGCGCAAAAGATATAAGAAGACCTGCCCGTTTTGTGGAGCAGAATGTGAGAACTTTGAGGGCTCAAACTTATTCTGTAATTGCAATGCCAAATACTACTACTTTGATAAGGTCTGGCTTGATAGAAATACCGGTAAAGAAGTATGGGATAAGGAGACCGAGAAATGAAATGGAATGTAAGTGTAAGCATAATGCTTACTATGGATTATGATGACATTGAGGCCGACACTGAAGAGGAAGCTAAGGATATTGCTAAAGAAAAAGCCGATGAGGATCTTTGGTTTGACAATGCTACCTTTGACGGCTTTACCAGTTGCATTGCCTGGTCGGACGAGGAGGCAGATGAATGAGCTGTAAGTGGTGTAAGTTTTGTAAATATGGATATCCTCACTTTGAAAAAGGAAAATGTGTAGTTTACTGTAATTTATCAGTTCTTAGCTACCCGGTGCAGAAAGACCCGTTTGATACCTGTAAAGACTTTGAAAGTGAGGAAGAGAATAATGAAGATACTGAACTTACTTAAGAAACGAGCTAATTTTTCTATGATAAAAAAGTGCCCTTTTTGCGGCGGCATACCTAAGTTATCACGATGTGGTGACCAAAGAGACCTTTGGTATGTTCGATGTACGGAATGCTGTGAAACACCTATTGACTGGGGTGAAGCAAAAGTAAACCCTGATAGTGCTGTAAAGATTTATAATAAAAGAGCAGAATACGCTGAGCACCTTATAAGAATATATAATCGAGTTAAGGAGAAGAAAAATGAAATACAGTAAAGATGATATTATTGAGGCACTTAGGTGCTGCAGTCTTAACGGACGTAATTCCTGTGAAACTTGTCCGCTTAAAGAGGAGTGCGAAGAAAGCCCGCTCGAAAGTGTTATTGCTAAATATACTCTTGATGTAGTTAACGACATCGTACATAAAAATAAAAAGCTTACTGAAGAGCGAGATACTTTTAAAGAAGCTTTTTATAATTATCAGAACTGGATAAACAGTATTGGTGCTTATGAGTCTGAGGGTTATGAAAGGTCCGCTGCTAAAGCTGCTGCCGAAATGGATATGTGGCGATGTGTCGCTGCTGAGAAGCAGACCTTACAGGACCAAAATAAAAGACTAATAGCCGACACTGAAGAGCTCTATAAAGAAATGGTTGAACGAATAGCAGAGGAGCGTAAAATTGAGAGAAAGCTTACTCTAAGACGCGTACATGCAAATTTATTAAGATATACTGAAAGTGTTGGTGAGTGCACTACAGATAACCCGTTGGCAGAAACTTACTCAGTAGTCAGAGAAGAAGATATAGACCAAGTAATAAATGAAATGCTGGAGGACTGCGATGGCAAGAAAGGTGCTTAAGAATACGCCTAAGACAAAGAAATATTTAGACAGTCTGCCTAAGGTCTACGGGCTTTTTCTCTGGGCTAAGTGGGGCATGCTTGAGCTACCTTGGTCTGGCAAATATACTAAAGGTGATATTGCAGTTCCTTTAGTTTATCATTACTACGACGCCAATGGAATGTGCGATGAATATCATTTAGTGCCAATTAATAGTTGCTCAAGTGGCGCTTTCTGGGATTGGTATGAGTTTAAAAATAATGCTGAAGAAGTACAGGAAATACTTAACGAAGCCTTAAGCAGAGGAGAAATTGGTTATAGTGAAGGAGAAGATATTTAATGAGATGGCCTTATAAATCTAAAACAGTATACGATCGAATTAAAAGACGATTTGCTCTTTTTCCAGTTGCAATAAAGGATACTTGGGTCTGGCTTGAACACTACTACAGCTTTTCTTGGGAAGATTATGGTGGTCCTAACATAGTACGTTTCTATACCTATGAGTCGGCAAAGGAGTGGGTGAGATCTTGGGAGGAAGATGGTGAATAATTTTGAAAACTTAAAAAAGATGTCTTTAGAGGACTTTGCGGCTTGGCTTGACGAGAATGGTATGTTTGATAACTCGTCTTGGACAAACTGGTTCGCTAAGAAGTATTGTGATAATTGTGAGTCTATTGAATGCCGTTATGTAGAGGCAAAAGAAAAGCTCGGTATTACACCTTTTTATGATGATACTATCGAATGTGCCTATTGTGAGTTAGCCGACGAGTCTGGCATAAAGAGATGCAGATTTTTCCCGGATTTGGATGATATACCAAACAATAGAGAAGTTATTAAAATGTGGCTTGAGGAGGAGGCAGAATAAATGAGTTATTATAGTGAAACTTTTGAGCGACCGGAGATCGGAGAAACTATTTATTTCATCGGCTATGGTATTGTAGAAGCTCTTAAGATTGTAAAGATTACTACAGAAGAAACCGAAGAGCAATTTATTGGATACGTGGATGCTTGCAGATCTGATGGTACTACTGAGAGTATCGGTTTTAATGTTTTCGGCGAGCTTGCTTTTGTATACAAAGAAGAGGCTGAAGTGGCTTTGAGCCAGGTGGAGGTAGAATGAAAAGAAAACAATACTTATATGCCATTTCTTATTGGTGTACGGACAAAGAGGGACGAAGTGGTCAGAGCTGTAGTTTAATTACCCGCCCTACTAAAATTAACACTGTAAATAGCTTCTATGATATGTCTGACTATCTTAGAGAACGTAATCAATTTAAGACTATTGCAATTTGTAATATTATGCTGCTTGGTAAGGTGAAAGTATGAAGATTGACGATTATGTTTCAGGTACAGCTTTTATAAGATTGTATAGAAGTCATTTTAAGTATGAGGAAGACTTTGAAAATATTTTAAGATTTCTTAAGATGTCTGAGAGGAATACTTTTATTGACCTGCCTGTTTATGAGAATGAAGTAAAAGGATCTTTTAGAGATTTTCCCGGAACTCGTCATGCTAAGTGGTCTAGGTATTCTTCTACAATGATGGAATGTAGCGCTTGTAAGAAGCATGTTCCGTATCACAGATATTACTATTATTGTCCGCAGTGCGGTTCAAAGATGGAGTTTGCCGATGAAAACATGTAAAGACTGCAAATATTTTATGGGCATGGGAGACTGGAACCTTTGTTGCTCAAATCCGCCCGCGAGAGCAAAAGATAGCTGGTGTGGCTTCTTGTGCTATGAAGATACGGAAGCTTGTGAAAACTTTAAGGAAAAAGGTCAAGCAGAAAAGTTTACTGAACAGGTACTGGTAGGGAAGCTTCCGTCTATCGATGAAGTTAAAGATTTTGGAATTCAATATGTGGAGCGAGGATAAATAATGACTGAAAATTTTTCACCTGAATTAATAAATGAATGTGCTAAGGACCTTTGCTTTTATGGTGATAAATGCGAATGCAGATGCACGGAAAGAAATTGTGAAACATCGTGGCTGGCTGAGAATCTTCTTAGAGCTGGTTGGGTAAAACCGCCGGCTTATATCGGAATGAAGGTTTGGGTGCCGCATGTCTGGATGTTTAAAGAGGTTATGACCGACCTTAGAGAAGGCCACGTTTCCGGCTTACAGCAGAAGGCAGATAAGTCTTGGAAAATTAGAGTGACTCGGAACGGCTCTGTGGCTGACTATACGGTCGAGGAATTTAACAAATACTGTTTCTTTAATAAAGAGGATGCTGAGAATTATATTGAAGAAAAAGTAAAGGAGTACGCTAATGGCAATTAATGACGGATTTGAAAAGCTTGTAAAGCTTCCTGAGGTTTGTAATGGTACTGACTATGAACTTAGCGAGCTTGCCGCGATTGCTTGGGAAAAGGTAAGTGAGGAGTCTGCTCTCGGAGTTAGTGCTATCACTTATATTGACCCTGATGACACTATCGTCAAGAAGGTCTGGCACGACGGCATGACCGAATATTATTATACTTAAGGAGGTTTATATGACTTTTAAAGAACGAATGACTGAGAAAGCAAATAAGTATGATACTAATGATAAAATAAAAGAACATATCGATAATATAAAAAATAAGATCGAGACGTTTTATCACAAAAGAAGCCTTACAGTAACTTTAATTGATGCTCATACGACTGTGGCTATCGGCGGAGGTAATTCGAATCGTTATGACCTGTTTGTTCCGGGTTGGATTAAGCCTCTGGAATATCAGCAGCTGTTTGTAGATGCCTTTAATGAGATTGGCTTTACAGATAAGGACATGGAGTTTGTCTTTGTGCCGGGTAAATCGTTCGATGAATATAATATTATTTTAAAGTGGTGAAGATATGACTAATAAAAAAAGACTTACTCAGTTAATTTGTGAAAGCTATCAGACAGACGAGTGTATAGCTCATTGTAATTATGGTCCGTGCTGTACTTGCGAGCGTATTACCAATTATTTAGAGGCGAACGGTTGTATAGTATCGCCTTGGAAAATTGGCGATACCGTCTACTATATTACAAAGGACTACAAAATCGATACAGATACCGTAATTAGACTTACTATTACTTCAACAGGGATTAATCCTATATTAAAGCGTCACAATCGAGGTTTTTGGAAACATTATAAAGGACGTTGGTTTAAGACTTTGTTTGAAGCAGAAGATTACTTGGAAGAATTAAAGGAGTGGATAGAAGGCTAATGAGACTCGTTGATGCGGACATGCTTTTAAAACATAAACAATCTTATGAACTTCCAGACCCTAACGGTGGAGATTATCATATAGATGCAATTAATGCCTACTATGTTATTAATGCACCTACAGTAGAAACAGCTGTAGTTCCACCTGTAGACGTGGGCGATAAAGTTTGGTATATCCATGGTGGCTATTATAATTCAGCTCGTCAGGAACCCCGCGAGATAGAGGTTACCGAGATTAATAAAAAGAAGAGTGGTAAAACTATTGACTGGGCGTTTGTTGCTAATAGTACGAGATATAAGTTTTCCAGTATTGGTAAGACAGTATTTCTCACAAAAGAAGATTGTTTGGCAGCGATTAATAACAAAAAAGCTAAAAATTACAAACAGCATATCGTATAATAAAATATAAACAAAATTTTACTAAGGAGAAAACAAATGAATATTTTTGGACTTACTATTACTACTAAGAAAAAGCAGCTTGCACGTATCGCAAAGCACGATGAGGAGGTTCAGGAGCTTAAGAATATGATTATTGAGCTTAATGAAGAGCTTTATGATATGGTAGATGCTTTCCCTTTTTATATGGGTCAGGTCGTTTACGACGTAGCTCTTAAGAACGCGCAGGGTAGATATACTAAGACTAAGCCTTCTCGTGAGCACTGCACCATCACTGAAGTAGAGGTAAACGAGAAGAACTACTTCGGCCTTAAGAAGCGTCTTGAGAACAATGACGTCTTTTATGAGCATGAGGAAGCAGTAGAGTATCTTGATTCGGTTTGCAAAAATGTATAAGCTTTTAGATAATATAATGCTCGTCTGCAGAGATGAATGTCACCGTAAAAGTACAGATGCTCTGCAGGCGTATCTTGTAGACCCTTCTAATAAGAGTCAGCTTAAGTCAGCGAGAACTTGGGCTACTTGGACTGAGTACGGCAATTATGTTAAAACTGAATCAGGTAAGTGGGAGTATGAGTGGACTGAGAAACATGAGCCGCTTGAATATACTTTCGGCAATCAGCATTTTAGACTAGAGCTTCTTGATTGTGCTGGCGGAAGCTCTCAGGGTGGCAAACTCAGTTTCTGGAATTGCATTGTATCAAAAGATGACCAGAGATTTAAGATTGGTATTAATTCTGAGATGCTTCTTGAACTTTTGAAGAATGCGACTTTTGTTAAGGGAGTTTGTCAGGACGACCTGCTTTTCGTGACTGATAACGGAAGAGTCGGTATGTGTGCCGAGGGCTCTCAGGTTCATAGAGACGCTATTAAAGATATGGAAATTAAGGCAGAGTCCAAAAAGAATGCTGTTTCTAAGTTTTCTTTTGGAGACATTATTACAACGCCGACATTAAGAGAAGTATATCTTGGTACAGTTACTCAGTATTATACTTTTGACCCAGGCAATAATGATCAGTATAATTATTCACATATGCATTATCGTGATTGTACAATTACTAAGTTAGCTAAGCCTATTACTTGTCATGTCTTTGATAGTATCTATGGAGCAAAAACTAAGGTATCAGACTTTCTTAATGATTACGGAACTTCCCGCTGGTATTCATATCCTGATTTTAAGAAAACCTGTCCTAAGCGAGCTATTGATGGGAAGCTTGAGTTAGATTGCTCAGAGGAGTATTTTAAAGAAGAGCTAATAAAGAAAATTTATGATTATTCAGCTTTCGAAAAGTATGTTAATACATCATATTTGCGACCAGATGATAGAGTACTATATTACTTCTTAGACAAAGAGACGTTTGGCTTTGGTTTTGAGCCTTTCGAAATTCCTGAGGACATTATGGCTAAGATTAAGGCAGCCGGTATTAGATATATAGAAGAATAAATAATATAAAGGAGATTTAATTATGAACATTAATGAACTTAAGATTGTAAATCGTATTGAACTTCTCAAGTCACGTAAGGCCGAGAATGGAAGAATCATTAAGAAGCAAGAAAGAAAACTTGCAAAAGTTAGAGGCGAGAGATAATGATTAGTACACAACGTTTACGTAAAATACTTGGGTGGCTTGGAGCCTTACTTCCTTTAATAGTACTTTGTTTAGCCCTTATTTTTGGTTATGGCTTCCCGGATTCAATTTCGGCTACTTATTACCTTGACCCTTGTATTACACCGTTTATGATTATCCTTGGCGCTGCTGGCATACTGTTAATTAGCTATATGGGTTATGATAGACAGGATGATATTATTTGTACTATTGCAGGTAGCCTTGCTCTTGGTATTTGTTTATTTCCATGCGCTCTAAATGGTTTAGTCTTGAGATGGCCTGAATTAGCAGAATTAACTCGAGTAGGTACTTTTCAGATTATTCCAGCTGTTAGTGGTATTATACATAATATTTGTGCTATCGGCTTCTTTGCGTTGCTTGCGTATAATTCGATATTTTTATTTACAAAAACCAGCGGTAATATGACTGAGAATAAGAAGAAAAGAAATATTATTTTCTGTATATGCGGAATTGGAATGATTGCTTCCTTTCTTGCTATTATACCGATAAGTATTTTTGAAATTTGGGGTGGCGTTTGGATAGTTGAGGCTATTGCTCTCGCTTTCTTTGGTGTTTCTTGGCTCACTAAAGCAGGTTGTTATCCCTGGTTGTTTGCCGATAAGAAAAATTAAATAAAATAATAAAATAGCTTCCACTGGTATCGTATAATATATCAGTGGAATTTTTATTTATACAAAGGAGAAAAGCTATGGCACTTGATATTGATGAGATCAGAGTTAATTATAATAAGGGAGTATATACTTATAAAGCAGATATTCCTAAAAAAGTAAAGCCTGATCATGTATTTGATGAGGAACTCTCTGTTAAGCGCAATCGTGAGCTCGCACAGGAACATAACGACAATGTTGACAGGCTGTGGCGAGATAAGAATAGAATTCAGAGAGAACTCGATGAACGACTTACTTACGATGTAGTTGTTTATATGATGTCATATTATGATCTCACTGAGCGACAGGCAAAAATTGTTGAGAATTTTGTTTATCAGCACTATCATTCTTCTATGAGTGACTATTTCGGCTATATTGATACTTTTGCTGATTTTGCTTTTATGCTTGTTGAACCAAAGGAGGAAACAAATGACTGACTTTAAAGAGATCCTTAAAACACCTGAGTATGAGTTTTTAAAGACAAATCCTCATCTCGGCAAGAATATTATTCTTCTTGGTCTTGGTGGTTCGCACGCTTATGGAACTAACGTAGAAGGCTCTGATGTTGATATTAGAGGTGTTGCGCTTAATTCTAAGGCTGAAATTCTTGGCGCAGCTAACTTTGAGCAAGTAGTTAACGAAGCTACAGATACTACTGTTTATTCAATTAGAAAGATTGTTAGTTTGCTTTCTTCTTGTAATCCTAATACTATTGAGCTGTTAGGTTTGAAGCCCGAGCATTATCTTTATTTATCGTCGGGCGGTCAGGAGCTACTTGATAATAAGAAACTTTTCCTTTCAAAGAGAGCTAAGTATTCTTTCGGTGGTTATGCTTTCGCACAGCTGAGAAGACTTGATAATAAGGCAGCGCGGACAATCGCGCAGGCAGAAAGAGAGCAGCATATTCTTAATAGTATCACGACAGCTACCTATACTTGGCCTGAGAAATATGGCTGCTTTAAAGACGGTGAAGGAATAAAGCTTTATCTTGATAACTCTGCACAGGATGATATGGATAAAGAAATTTATATGGATATTAACTTGACTCACTATCCACTTCGAGACTATAAGGCAATGTGGTCAGATATGAAGAATATCGTTTCTGACTATGATAAAATTGGACACCGAAATCAGAATGCTATCGAGCGAGGAAAGCTTGGAAAACACATGATGCATCTCGTAAGACTTTACTTGATGTGCATTGATATTCTTGAGAAAGAAGAAATTAACACTTACCGTGAGAAAGACATTCCTTTTCTTATGGATATTCGTAACGGTAAATTCCTAGATGCAGAGTCGCAGCCACTTCCGGAATTCTATGAAATGGTAAGTGACTATGAGAAGCGGCTTGATTATGCTGCTGAAAATACGAGTCTGCCCGAGAAGCCGGACTATAATGCAATTAATGAATTTCTTATGAGTGTTAACGAAAGAGTTGTTAAAGATTTAATTTAAAGGAGAAAAATAAAATGATTGAATACAATAAGATTGATACTCTTTACAAGAGAGATATGGAAGGAACTAAGAAGCTTCTCGAGGGTGAGTTTAGAAATCCTACAGTAGAGTTTCTTAAGGATAATATTTGGACTTTTACCGAGAAGATTGACGGAACCAATATATCCGTTTGTTGGGATGGACATACTATTACATTTAACGGCAGAACAGAAAGAGCTGAGATTCCTACACATCTTCTTAACTACCTTATGGCTACTTTTAAGACAAATGAGGCTGAACAGATTTTTGAGGAGAAGTTTGGTGAGACGCCGGTAATTCTTTTTGGTGAGGGCTATGGTCCTAAGATTCAGAACGGTGGAAACTACAGAGCTGACGTAAGCTTTATTATGTTTGACGTTCTTATTGCAGGCAACTACCAGCCTAGAGAATCCGTAGAAGATATCGCAAAGGCATTTGGTATTGATATCGTGCCTATTATCTTCGAGGGAACTATTCAGGAAGGCGTAAACTTTGTAAAGGGTCATCCTGATTCTACTATGGGTACCGCAAAAATGGAGGGTCTCGTTGGTCGTCCTAAGATAGAGATGCGCGACCGTTGTGGTAAGCGAGTTATTGTTAAGATTAAGTGGGAAGACTTTAAGTAAAATTGTACATAATTGAGCGCGGTATATATTGCTGCGCTCTTTTCTTTTTAATTTTACTTATCAATATTGTATAATATTATTTACACTTAAAATACGGAGGTAGTTAATGTTAAAACGACATATTAATTTATTTATTAAATTATTTTTAATTATGGTATTGATTTTACTCTTTTGGTTTATTTTAAGCCAAGGTGAAGCAGAGTCAGTTGACACTTATGTAGAGAAACCGATTAAGACTGAGATAACTTTAATAGAACCTACTTCTACGCCAAAGCCTACCCCTACACCAAAACCGACTCCCGTGCTCACACCCACTCCGAAGCCTACTGAGTTGGAGAATAACTACTTAGATAAAATTAAACAGTGGGAAGAAGAGCATTATTATGCAACAAAAGTCTGGGAGTTTCTCAGACAAGAGGGTTTTAGTCAAGAAATTACCTGTGCGATTATTGGTAATATGATGATTGAGACTTCAGGCGGCTCTTTAGATCTTAAACCAAATATTTATAGCTCAGATGGAGAGTACTATGGCCTATGTCAGTGGGCTAAAGAATTTTATCCTGAAGCACATGGGCTTTCTTTTGAACAACAATTAGACTTTTTACTTGAGACTATTGTTTGGGAAATTAATACTTTTGGTAAAGACTATAGAGCAGGATTTAGCTATGAGGATTTCTTAGCTATGAGAGATCCTGCTGAAGCTGCACTTGCTTTTGCTAAATCTTATGAAAGATGTAGGCCAGCTAGCTATGAGCTGCGTCAAGAAGCCGCGTTAAAAGCATATGAATACTTTAATTTAGAGCGTCCTTAAATTGGGCGCTTTTATCGTATAATATTATATATAAATTTATTTGGAGGATTATATTTTGATACATACTTCTTATTTTTCATCTCGTAAATATAAGCCTGAAGATGGGGTATCAGTAGCAAGATATTGCAAATTTTGGCGTGGCTCTACTTTTGAGGCCCTAGTACCAATTGAAGGGCTTCTATGGTGGTGGAAGCATCTTTCATTTGAAGAGCAAAACGAATCTCAACAATACTATGAGTATCTTTATCGAGAGCAGACCTTGAGTAAGTTAAATCCAGCAGAAGTTGCAATGATTCTTGAAGGCAAAACACTTTTGTGTTATGAGAAATCAGAAGATTTTTGTCATAGACATATTATAGCTAAGTGGCTTAGAGAAGCCGGTTTTGAATGTGAGGAGCTCTAATGAAACGGAAAGCAATATCTAAGAAAGTACGCGAGGCAGTTTATAATAAATATGATGGACACTGCGCTTACTGCGGAAAAGAGCTTGGCCCAAAAGACTGGCAGTTAGATCATCTTATTCCTGTTCAGCGAGAACGCTTTAAGCGATACTCTGAGGAAGAAATTGAGTGCTTTGAAAACTATGTTCCAGCTTGCCGGCGCTGTAATCACTATAAACGAGCGCATTCTTTAGAAGTATTTAGAAGGTATATTGAAGAGATTCCGGCAAAGCTTTATAGAGATAATTACATATATAAAGTTGGGCTAGACTACGGCTTAGTTGAGGCTCACGAACGTAAGATTAAGTTTTATTTTGAGGAGTATGAAGAACGTGAAAAACAAAAAGAAAATATCACTTAAAGAGTGGACTTACATAGGAAAGCTTAACCATGCAGCAAAGTGGTGTAGACCCTTATGTTCCTATACCTTAATTAAGCAGGATGAGAAAACTTTTATACGTGAACAAAAAATAAATTTATTTGCTTATCTTCTTATTTTTATTCCGATACACTTATTGCAAGCATTCGTCTGTATGTGGGACGGAGGTTTAAGAGAGTTCATAATTCTTAAACGTGGCCTTGGCAAAGATTTTTTAAATAAAGGAACTGCTTCTTTTGAGCGTGCAGAGCAGGTTTGGACTAAAGAAAAGGTAAATATTATCAAAGATTAAAAATTGTTTGTAAAATAACTGCTAAATTATTTAGTAAAAACTCTTATTGAAAGGAGTTGCTAAGTATGAATATGTTTCGTATTTTTATGGAACTTGATGAAGCTTATAATGACCGACAATTTCATATAGATGAGCTCAAAAAGGCCGGTAAAAATTATAACTTTAGTAAATATACTGATGCTCAACTTTACCGTATGTGGCAAAGACTTCAGCAGCCAAGAGTAGCAGTCAAAGAGCCTAAACATGATCTTGACCTTGATTTTGAGCCTGAGCAAGAGCATGATTGTTGTAATTTCTGTGGTATGAGACTAACTGATTTTGGTCAGTGTCCGGTATGCGACCTTGGGGAAGAAGACATTAATGAAGGCATCTTTGATAAGCCAACTATGAGTAGTTGGGTTTCTATGTCTAGTAAGCCCACTAATACTGTGCCTAATAGTGTACAGTCTACCGCGGCAACGCAAACAGCTAATAATAACATACCAACAAATGGTAAATATGTAGTAAGAATTGTATCTCAAGGCGGTCGCCTAAGAGCTCTTGCTACAGATGGTACAAATCCTGCTGCTTGGGTAGCTTTTCCGAATGACTTAAGACAATATGAAGGTCAGATGTATGAAGTTGATCAGCTTATTTGGAATGGTAAGAATTATAGAGTTGCTGGAAATATAGTAGAAATATAAATAATAATTAAAATAATAAAATAAATTTAAAATTACTAAGGAGATTTATAAAATGTATAATTTTATTAGTACGTTTGAAGAGCTTGATAAACTTTATGAAGAGCTCGAGATTACTGAAAACTTTGACAATGACAACGGTGTCACTGCTTGGAGTAAGAATGTAATTGACTTATACACACAGGCTGCAGAGCAGCTAGGTCTATCTGATTACACAATGACGATGACTAGAGACGATAACGGCAAAGACATTGCAGTTATCACTGCGACAAAGAATGGTAAGAAGCTTTTTGCTGAAGAGCCTTCTATCGATGAGACTCACAACGTTAAGAACATAGAGGATGCCAAAGAGGTAATTAAGTTCCTTTTCCCCGACCTTACTGAGTCTTGTAAGGAAGCACTCACTGAGGCCGCTGAAGATGAAGTTGTAGAGGAAGAGATTCCTGTTGATGAGGAACCCGTGGAGGAGCCTGCTGCAGGGGATGAGCCCAGACAGCTTATCTGTGAGTGCGATAAGTGTGGTGCTCTTGTAATTAAGGCTGAGTCTGATATTATTGTTGATGAAGAGTCTAACCTTGTTAATGTTGAAGATGAGTGTCAGTTCTGTGAAGAAGCAAATGGTTACAAGATTATAGGCGTGATGATGCCTTACGAGGTAGCTGAAGAAGCACCTGTTGAAGAAACTCTAGCAGAAGATGAATTCGTTGAAGAGTCGATTAAGACAGAGTCTAAGGATGACGAGCTTGAGGAGATTTTTGACATTAAGCCTTCCGTAAATCTTAGCTTAGATGGTGGACAGGGCAATGACGTTTCTGTATTGGGTCACTAATATTAATTTTAAAAATAAAGGTTAGTATAAAAGCTAGCCTTTATTTTTATACTTTTTATTGTATAATATATTATAACTATATAAAAAGGAGAATTATTTTGGCTACATCTGTTCCAGAAATCAAAGCAGCCTATGAGCATACTAAGGCTGGAACATTTTTATTTAACTTGTGTGCCGCGTGGACTAAGTTTCTCGTGAAACACCGTCGGCTTTATTATCTTCTTGCGTGTACTTGGGGTCTACTTTGGACTTTGGCCGGTCTTGTTGTCTCAGGCGTGCTTGCGGTAGTAAAGCTTTTTGCAAAAGATAAGATTAAAATTACTTTTAAGCCTTATCATTGGATTTATAGTATCTCAGTCGGACATAACTTCTGGGGTGGACTTGAATTCGGACTTTGCTTCCTTCGTGATCAAAAGTCTCGTGGAAATCTTAACGCACATGAATTCGGACATTCTTTCCAGAACTGCTTGTTTGGTCCGCTGTTCCCCCTTCTTGTAGCGATTCCTTCTATGACTTGGTATCATTCCAGGAAGAAGAATAAGGAGAAGGCAAAGAAACCTTACGATTCTATGTGGTTCGAGGACGCAGCAACTCAATGTGGCTTGTACGCAGTTAGAATTTTAAATGCTAAAGAACTTGTTAAGATAACGGAGGTTTAAAAATGAAAAATTGGACCGCTTGTATTATAGCCTCAATAGTTTGTAGATTTCTTGGCCTTGTAGCTATTCTTGCTTTTGTATATTTTATGGTAGTACTTACTGGAAGTCTTCACTGTTTGTGGCTTCTATTCTTGATACTCATATTAGATTGTATACCTACATATGAATTTAAACGCGAAATTCCTAAAAATGAAAATAATAAGGAGATAAATAATGGCAATTAAAATTACTAAACCTGGACAGACCATTTTTCATGGTTTTTGTGACCGCTGCGGTTGTGAATTTACCTATGAACTTATAGACCTTAAGCTCAGCGCTGTTGGAAACAAGGTAAGTTGTCCTACTTGCGGAAAAGACTATCTACATCCCACTATGGTACAGAATCCGACACTTCAGACAGGCATTGGTTATCAGTGGCCCTCAGACAGTACTGATCCTTGTGCTGGCTGTGTTTGGAGAAGCAATTTAGAACAGGGTGGCGTTTACATTGGAGATACTCCTTGTACCTGGTGTAATAAGAATCAGTTTAATAAGATTACTTGTGTTCAACCAAGTATTGAAGATTATAGAACACCTTGTGTAAATCAGTTAGATACTCATTTAACCACTTCTGCTTCAAGTGAACTTAGTGGCACAAAGTATACTACTGCTTATAATAGTTCTGACAATGTAGTAAATGGCGAAGTTATGAATACTATCTTAGATTGTTGTCGTAATAACGCTAAGATTCATAAGGAATCTGCTTGTGAATGTAATAGCGACCGTTGTGGCGATACAGAAGGCTGTAATTCTTGCTCTGGCGAGCATAACTGCGGTAGTAAGAAAAACTGCAAAGGCAAACATTAAAGCTCAATATAAGCGAAATTTAGGCTATCTGAGAAGGCATTGAAATATATGCCTTCTTTTTATTAAAAATATTGAAATCGGCAATATTTGTATTGTATAATATAATATAACAATTATGGAGGAAGAATGTATTATGTATGATTCTATGGTTCGCGACGTTCTAAGAGAGTGGAAAGACGATGCTAAAGTAACACATCTTATGCTCTACAGTCTAAGAAAGAATGTGCTTACTGTTTATACTGACCGTCCTGGCCCGCTTATTGGCTGTCGAGGTGAGAGAATTGCTCGCTATCAGGAAAAGCTTAAGGCGCTTCCGATTTATCACATTGAAGAAGTAAGACTTGAAGAAACTCATGGAATTTTTTAAGGAGAATTAATTATGAAATCAACCGGAATTGTAAGAAGAATTGATGACCTTGGAAGAGTAGTTATTCCTAAGGAAGTAAGACGTACTATGCGGCTTAAAGAAAATGATCCTCTTGAGCTTTTTATGGAAGGAGAATACGTTTGTTTTAGAAAGTATTCCACTGAACCAGAGCTTAAGGGTGCAATTGAAGGCCTGCATGAAGTTATCTATGACGAAAATAGCCCTGTAGCAGACCTTCCCGCCGAGCAAGTAGCTTCTATTAAAGCCCTGCTTCACGTTCTTGAGCGAGACCTTAAGGAATATATCTTTGATAAGGAGCCCAACTAATGATTAAGGTGGATAAAGATATGCTTGACGCTGCGGAAGCTGCACTTGAAAAGGCTAAGAACGAGCTCAGATACGCTATTCATCTTGAAGAGTGTGGTAAAAATGCCGGTATCAGAAAGATGAATGCTAATAAGGCTGACTGGCTTAAGTGGGTTGTTTATCTCGCGGAGCTCGGACTTGAGGCTGAAAAAATGTTTGCTGAGCAAGATAAAAAACAAAAAGAAGAAGCTGTAGATGAGCCCACGAAAGCATATGAACTTAAGTCTAATTTTCAGCGAGTAATAGATCTTTTCCAGGCAATTAATTCAGTAAAATTGTAAAATATTGCAAAAATATAACTTCCTATATTGTATTATAATATAGGAAGTTTTTACTATTTATGGAGGATTTTATCATGGTTACTATGGAGATGTATTTTGACAAAGAGACTTTTGAGCCTGGAAAGAATTATTTTTCTATTGAAAAGGTAAAATGTAGTAGACCGCGAACTGAGCCCGAAACACACCTTCGTGAACAATCCTACAAGTGGAGTTGTATTGGATTTCACTGCATCGGCTGGGGCTGTCTGGTTGGCTTAGTCTTTATGATTACTTTCAGTGTTCTTGCCGCTTGTTTTAGTAACTGGCTTTATGCTGGAACAGCTACCGGTGCTATTCTTTTTGTGGGTGGCATTATTTTTGCTAATGCTGTCTGCTGGCCCATGGAACAGGAGTATTCAGAAGAGCTTATGGACTATCGACGAGAACATGAAGAAGAGCTTTGGGCAGAGGCTACTAAAGAACTGAAAGCATATAACGAAGAACAGCAGCGTATTGCTGAAGCTTGGAGAGCAGAGCATCCTTTTGAGGAGCATATCAGAACTTGTATTAAGGATCCTAATAGCTCTGTGACTATTGCTATAGCAGCAAAATATTATGCAGAAAATTATTTAAATAAGGAGAACTAATTAAGTTGTGGATTTAACTAAATACATAGGACATAAATACGGTCATTGGACTGTTATTGACGTTGGAAAGCCAAAAAAGTATAAATCCTGTTCTCGCAGCACTTTAGTTTGTCAATGTCTTTGCGGAAATATTAGGGTTCTTGATAAATCTGCTCTGATAAACGGACGGAGTAGAAGTTGTTATTGTATGGGTGTTATTTTAAAGGAAGGTGAACAGTATAATGAGTGGACCGTAGTCGGTAAATCGGAAACTACGAATAAACATAATGATCAATTTTATGCTTGTAGGTGTTCTTGTGGTATTATTAGAGCTGTTCGTATGGCTGATTTACTTAATGGCGCATCTAAAAATTGCGGACATAGCAGAACGACGCTATCTCTTGGCGCTAGTGCAGTAAAAAATATTTTAGATCTTAATAAAATTGACTATTATATGGAATATATTTTTGAGGATTTACCTCGCAGAAAATTTGACTTTGCCATTCATAATAATGGGATTATTACCCGTTTAGTTGAGTTCGATGGAGAGCAACATGCGACTAATAGCAAGTCTAGCTGGCATACCGAGGCCTTGATGATGCGTGATTTCGAAAAAAACCAGTATGCTATTCGTAATAAAATACCATTAGTACGGATACCGTTTTGGAAAGATAAAACCATAGAGTATGAGGATATTTTTGGAGAAGAATTTTTAGTAAGGGAGTGATAACTTATCAAGTTATGGATTGATGACGTAAGGTCTGCTCCGCCTGGAGATTATCTTTGGTTTAAGGATATAAATGAGGCTTTACGATTTATTAGAGCAAATGTTGCGGAGATCGATTTAATTGACTTTGATCATGATGCTGGTGATTTCCGTAGAGGCGGCAAAGAAGATTATATTGTTATATTGAAAGAGCTGGAACGTCTTCATCGTCGTGGGATAGTTAATTGCAGTCATATTAATTTTAGATTACATTCTGCAAATCCAGTCGGCGTACAAAATATGAGAGCTATTATTGAAGCTAATGGTTGGAAGGAGATTCGCTGATGTATAAAATTATGGATACAGAAAAGCTTTTTATTCCTGTAAAGTCAGGCTTTCCTACTGCTGCCAAAGCTTATGACTGGGCTAAAAAACACTTAGGCAAAGATTCCTGTCATCCTTGGGGAATGGGTAAGGTCGGTAAGCTCTATAGATACTTTATACAGTCATATTAAGGAGATAAGATAATGAAAACAGCTAGGCCACCCTTTGTTTGGAATGTGCTTCTACATGATTGGAATGCTCATGATGTGAGAGTATATAACGTTTTGTCGACCAGAAGAGAAGATTACATAAAGAAGCTTAAGAAAAAGTGTACTACTAAGGAAGAGTTTGTTGAGCTGCTTGATAGAGACCTAATGCACCAATTTTGGTCGCGTTCTGAGTACGAAATGATTCTGTATATTGAAAATGACCGAGTTTATCTTGAGCCTTGGTGTGGTGATTTTAAAGACGGTAGAATTGATATTACTGACGGTGATACTCTTAATTGGCCGGTCTTCGCTAGGGAGATGCTTAAGCAGGCTTGGACAGATAAAGAGACTGGTCGTAAGTATGTAAAATTTGATGTGTATGATCAGCTTAAGTTTAAATTTGATGAACTAATAGATTTTGTTTGGAATTATAGACATAAATATCAGAGAATAAAGAAGGAGATTTAAAATGAGAGTAAAAATTCAGCTTGATACTATTACCGATATTGGTAATTTTGTAGTTGCAGTTTCCCACGCAACCAGTAAAAATGATAAGGTATATGTAACTGACGGTG